GCAGAATTTTTCTGCACATTTATTGCTAGCGCCTTCCCTCGGCGTAGGACGATTTGTCTATCATTTGTCTGTTCAATGCCAAACCATGATGATCACGTATTATCATGGTATGTATCAGTCTTAAGACTGCTTTGAGGTTTTCAAATAGAGGGTTTGCACTAGCTTTGCTGGTGCTTTTGGGGAGTTATCTCCCCTTTTAGCGTTATTGCCTCATGAAAAGGGCTGTAACGCGTAGTTTTTGCTACTTTTGACTATGATAAAAGCAGCGTATCGCCTTTATGGCAAAGTCTTTTGTTCTTGACTTTACTAAGAGCAATAATAGGCTAGTGTTTGTTGTAAATACGTATCGTTCCACGTATTGTAGTAAAGGAACGCATGTTTTTCAACATGTAGGGTGCAAATCCCTTGCTGGCTCTTTGCGTTTTGATCCACTTCATGCCAGTATTGCCTATTGTATTTTGAGCTTTGGATCGGCTCAGTTTAGTTTTAAAAAGAAATAAAAAGTAAAAAATCTGTCCAAATAAAAAGATTATTTTTTGTCATATTTGTTTTAAAGCTGGACAGCAAACATCCATTTTAATTAGGTGGAGAAATAGAGTTTCTCTGGTTGTTATTATACGTTTTGTGTTTTTAACTGTCACTGCATGGAATATTTCCGGTTCACACAGGTTAAGAATATAGCCACCCTGTGAGTTTCCGGGGCATGTTTCAGGCCTTGTAACGTATTTTGCACGCTCCACTTGATTTTAATGGTTTATTCCTGGTAGGTAAGAGTCCAATCAGGTCTTCCCCGTGGGATCACGGGGTATCCCTTTGACCGGGAGAAATAATACGTCATTTACACGCCTAGAGACACGAAACACTAATGACCGAATTTTTGAGATTTGTTTCCCTTCTTTGGTGCGTGGCTTTTGTGCCTGACAGCGAGTATGAACTGATCCAGCAATTTGGATCCTTTCATGATGATCGCAAGAAATATTTCTTGTGGCAATCCTGTGCGGTTTTACAGGAAAGTTATATGATGAGGCGACGTTGCCGCAGACGTCGTCGGCGGGTGGCAACATACAAGTACTCTGATTTCAGAGGAAGTAATGTTTACACACCACACCGCCCACATTGCGAGTCGCAATTTGCGGCCAAATTACACGGACTCCATATCCAAGCTTCCAACGGCATGGATGATGATGCAGCTTTGCGACACATGATGGAATTGGTTGGTCGATTGGCTCACATGAATCCAGCTTGGCAGCACTCCGTTGACGGAGGGGTCGCCTCTTGCCTGGATATTTTGGAAAGCTTCATGTTGATGTATCATAACGTTAGACGTTGTGAGAATGTCACTCAGTTTGTCAATCAAATGATGATTCTGTTCAAGCTTGTGTACCGCGACAAAAGAGGAGAGGTTCTCAAGACCTTAGTCAAGCGAGTGTTGAAATTTTTTGACGTGAATCTATCATCTCGTAATGCGTCGAATGTGCAATCGAAGGACTTTTCTGATATTGTTCAGACGATGAGAAGTGCTTTTGATGCAGGTGATGCCGTCAAGACAAATCCTTTATTTGTGAAATTGCGGGATTTGTTTTCGTACTTATTGACTCAAGGTATGCTCAGTTCATTGGGGCTTTCCTTGTCCGAAGAAGACTTTTCAAAATCAAGCATTCGACATTATCAATCGACATATTCTGGTAAGGTTGATTTGTGGTGGTGTGTTTTGGACACGACCATTACTATTCTTGAAAGAGTTGATGATTTCAGAAGGTCAGGAAGGTTCTCATCATTTGTCCATGGAAAGGATAAGTATGAGGATTGGTTGAACAAGACTGATGAACTTTTGGCGCTTGCACCATTTACCGGTAATTTGAGTGCCCATGGTACGAATTCTTTCCAATTTTATTCTGACTTATGCCATCAAATTGAATTGGGAGATGCCATAGTCGCTCATACCAAGATGCTTACGAATTCCAACAACGCTTACATTGCCAAGAAGTTGCATGCGTTAAAACTCCTGAAAGCCAGTGAGATTACGCGAAAGGCGTCCCAACAAGAACGTAGCGCCCCTTATGGGGTTCTCGTTCACGGGAAGTCGAGCGTTGGCAAGTCTTCATTCACCCGTATGCTTTTTAAGTATTATGGTAAACTTATGAACTTGAACACTGGGGATGAGTTTTTGTATGCACGTTCGCCTACTGATGAGTTTTGGAGCGGATTTGACACTAGTAAGTGGTGCATTCGTTTGGACGATATCGCATTTCTTGATCCGGTCAAGGCGCAGATGGATGGCACATTGGAATGTGTGCTGAATGTTATCAACAACGTTCCTTTCAATCCTCCACAAGCTGCTTTAGAAGAGAAAGGTCGCACGCCAGTTCGAGCAGAATTGGTCATAGCAACCACTAATCGAGCTGATTTGCATGCTGCGCAATATTTTTCTTGTCCTTTGGCCATTTTGAGACGTTTTCCGTTTATAGTCAGCGTGGAAGTTAAACCAGAGTATCGTCAAGACCCAATCAATGATGGAACTGGAACTGTTGCTTCAACACCTTTTCTTGACCCCGAAAAGATCGGTAGTTTTGAAGGTTTCCCTGATCTATGGGAGATTAAGGTGCAGAAGATTGTCCCTGATTGCAGAGCTGAAGGCGAACCTGGTAAGGATTATGCCCGTCTTAAAACTGAACACATTTTCACTGACGTTAACGAATTTCTGAGATTCTTTGGTGAGCGTATCACGCAACACAAGGCGAATCAGAGTCGTGCGCTTGGCGCGGACAAATATATGGATGAACTTGAAGTCTGTACGAAATGTTTTTACGTTGGTGATAAATGTGAGTGCTTGAAAGTACAATCTAGGGATATTGAAGTACCTGGAGAAAGAACTTACTTTGCATCAGTTTGCGCCATTTTCGCTTCTTTTTTCTGTTTTGGTTGGTTGTGCGCCTATGTAACGAAGCACAGTAGATCGAATTACACCAGAATTCTTTGTTGTGATTACACTCTGCGTGTTCTTAGCTTTTTTGGTCGTTATAGCTGGTTCCGGCAATTTGCTGGAATTTGTTTGGTGCCTTATATGCATGGGCGAGTTCAGCTTTCCTTACTAGGTAAGTGGTGTGAATCACGTGACAGGAAGAGAATTATGCTTATCGTAGCATTGTTGAGCACGGTCTCGGTGGCATACGCTTCTTATTCTTTTTAAGGGAAAAGAGCGTGGTGTCGCATCTGAATTGAACGTTCAAAGTAATTTGAATAGTGAAGTTGATAACAGGTTTGAGAAAGAAAGCAGTAACAATGTGTGGTATAATCCCACAGTCGTTTTAACTTCTTTCGATATACCTGTTTCTTCACGTAGTTTGGCTGGCAAGTCTATGGAGGATCTTGAGAATGTATTCCAACGTAATTGTGTTCATTTGTCTGTGCGGTTTCGACCGCGTGGAGAATTGAGATATATTCGGAGAACAATCAGTGGTGTTTTTGTGAAGGGGCAATATTTGCTCACACACAATCATGCCTTTCCCATTGACACTGAGGATAATTATTATGATGTGACGATTGTGAATGGTCCATTCAGTGGGGGAATTACCCCGTCAGTTCAATTCAAATTGTTTCAAACTGATATTCTTCGCAGTCAAGATGAAGATCTAGCGATGGTCACTGTGCGATCTGTTGCACCCTATAAGGACATTTTAAAGTACTGGGGTGATGAAGCAGTTGGTGATATCTCGAAGGGTTTTTATCTTCGCAGGAATGCACATGGTGTGATTGAACGAGGCATTGTGCGTAAAGCTGCGTTAACACGCAATTGGCACATTGAGCAACTTGGTATTTCCAATGATCTTTATTTGGCACAGCTCGATGAAGAGACTGCTGAAGGACATTGTGGCTCTATGCTCATTCACCTCACTCCGCGTGGACCTATAATCAATGCTTTCCACTTGTTGGGTAGGGGTACCACTGCTGGTTACCTATCTGTTCGAGTGTCCAGTATTGTCAACCTTATAAAAAGGTCTGATGAGATGTTGGGCGAAATGAAGTTGTGTGGAGGTGGCGAGCCTATGCTGAACACAGGAAAGAGCAATTTTGTTCTTGGTGATCTGCATCCTAAGTCAGTACTTCGATACTGTGAGTCGGGAACCGCTCAGATTTATGGCGGTTTGAAAGGTTTCAGACCTGCTCCAAAATCTAAGGTACGGAAAACACCACAATGTGCGATTGTTTGTGACCATTTCAAATATGACATTGGTCATGGACCACCTGTTATGAACGGATGGAAACCTTGGAGGAACAATTTGGTAGATATGATTTCACCTTCGATTTTGCACAGTCGCAGTGAGTTACACACAGTCGCTAAATCCTTTTTGGAGGACATTCGATCTGGTTTGCCTGACAAATGGAGGACCAAATTACATGTCCTCACGAATAAAGCAATTGTGAATGGCTTGCCTTCGGTGAAATTTATAGATTCCATCAATAGGACTTCTTCAATGGGACATCCTTGGAATACCACCAAAAAGAATTTTTTGATTCCAGCGGTAGATGATAATTATCCGGATGGTGTTGATTTTCCAAGTGAGATCTGGGATCGTGTGAACGTGATGGAATGTACTTATATTAATGGAGAAAGAAACTTTCCCGTTTTCACTGAACATCTCAAAGATGAAGCAGTCTCTTATGCAAAAATCGAGCAAGAGAAAACCAGAGCTTTTTCTGGTGCTCCCGTCGATATGGTATTATTGGTGCGAAAGTACTTTTTATCATTTGTTCGACTATTGCAAATGCATTCGTTCGTTTTTGAAGCTGCTCCTGGAGTTAATCCTACTTCTTGTGAGTGGAGTGCGTTTTACGCGTATCTCACACAACATGGATTGGATCGCATGATTGCAGGAGATTATTCCAAATACGACAAGAAGATGATTGCTGATCTTATTTTAGAAGCATTCTGGATTATCATCGAAATGCATCGTGAGGCTGGTTGGTCCGAAGAGTCCCTGCGAGTTATGTGGGGTATTGCTACTGATATCGCTTTTCCGTTGATTAATTTCAATGGTGATTTGATTGAGTTTTTTGGAACCAATCCGTCTGGTCATCCCCTCACTGTGATTATTAATTCACTTGTGAATAGTATTTACATGAGATGGATGTACCTACGTTTGAATCCAGATCGAGAGTGCCACACTTTTAAGGAGAATGTTGCTCTTATGACGTACGGTGATGACAATATCATGGGTGTGAGTGAGGAAACACCTTGGTTTAATCACACCGCAGTTCAAGAAGAACTTGCCAATTTCAACATTGTGTACACTATGGCAGATAAGGAAAGTGTGTCTGTGCCATATATACACATTGATGACTGTGAATTCCTGAAAAGGAAGTGGAGGTATGACGAAACGTTGGGACATTTTGCTTGTCCACTCAATATTAACTCTATTTTGAAGAGTCTTACTGTGTGGTTGCCATCAAGTTCGATTTGTGCTGAAGAACAATTTGTCAACATCGTGACGAGTGCTAATATGGAATTTTTCTTCCATGGTAAGGGAGTTTTTGAAGAACATCATAATTTTTTATGTTCTTTATTGGATAATCCTGAGCACAGACCATATCTTCCTAGTGGAGGATTGTCGTCGTGGTATGATCTTGTTGAAAAATTCACGTGCTGTGAACCACTTTTGTGTGGAAATTTCAATTAGATCCAGTTGGTCTACCTATAGTCCGTGAAAAGTTAGGAGCTTGGTGCAATACCAAGGCATTGGTCTAATCAGCCAATGCATGTGAAACGAATTGCTGAAAACAAACAAGGATTCTCTCACCGTGTAATGAGAGAGTGTCGTGAGTTTGACACTAGAAAACTCATTCAGGATTATTATCCTGTCTTAGAAGGTTTACAATTGCAATCGTCAGATTCATACGATGACACCGAAATGATGACAGACGCGGCAACACCTGGAGACGTGCAACAGGCCAATCTTGTCTTTGCAGATGGGAGTCAACCGAATATTGATGATACTTCTGCTTTGGATAGATTTGGTCCTGTAGTCAATGTTTCTCAACATACCGAATTGGGTCAGTTTTTATCTCGACCTACTTTGGTTGATACGAGAACTTGGTCAACGACTGATACTATCGGTCCTCTTCCTGGTAACTTCATATACATTTGGCATTCATTGCTGAGTGATGTGGTTATTAAGCGGAAAATCGAAAATTATGCGTTTTTGAAGGCCACTCTGTGTATCAAGATGCTTATCAACGGTACCAAATTTCATTACGGTTCGTTGAGAGCGTCCTATGAACCGTGTGCCGAAGCGTATCCATTGCGGTACAATTGGCATCCAGTCGCATTAGGTTCTAACAATGCCGTGCGCATTGCTTATGATCAGACACCAGGAGCTTACTTAGACCCTTCAGCAAATATGGGAGCTGAAATTCGTGTTCCTATGTTGTATAACAGGGAATTTGTTCCTTTGAAGTTTGCATCGGACGTTCAAGATTTGGGCAAATTGCGTTGGGTTGTTTTTGAGCCTCTTCGGGTGGCAAATACTGGAGCGACTACATCGCTAACTGTTTCCACTTATGCGTGGTTGGAAGATGTCAGCTTGTCGGGTTCAACTAATTCTTTGTCTTTACAGGCGAAGGATGAGTATGACGAGGCCGGAGGTCCTGTTTCTGCGCCAGCAATGGGTGTGGCGAAAGTTGCAAGAGCATTGTCAAATGTACCTATTATAGGTCGTTTTGCCAAAGCTACCGAGATGGGTGCCACTGCTGCTGGTGGTATTGCCAAATTATTTGGATTCACTGATGTTCCCAACATACAGGATGTTCCACCTATGTCGCTTTTAACGGCGCCTCATTTGGCCACTTCTCAGATTTCAGTTCCTTACCAACCGTTGACACTTAATCCCAAGTCTCAGATCACTATTGATCCAACTGTTCATGGCTTAGCCCCTGTTGACGAACTTGCTATACAGAATATTGTGTCTAAGAAGTGTTTTTTCGCTTCTACAGTGTGGACCACATCCAATACTGTTGGCACACAATTGTTCAATTGTGTAGTGAATCCATCCGTTGACTGGGCGGGCTCTATATCACAAGGGTCTCCAGCTACCGTTCGTGGTTATGCGATTCAACATACACCTCTGTCCTTTGTCTCTCAATTTTTTGAGCATTGGCGTGGAGATTTGGTTTTCACCATTAAGTTGATTAAGTCCAAGTTTCATTCTGGTCGTCTGCGTGTTACGTGGGACCCTATGAGTGGAAATGGCAATATCACTCCTCCTGCCAATACAGTGTATAACACAATCATTGATTTGTCTGATAGAGATGAGTATGAGGTGCGAATTCCTTGGTTTTACCAATTGAATTATGCTCGTGTGCGTGATGTGCAGGATAATGTCTGGACTACGGGTTCAGCTCTTACAGTTGACCCTACTTTTGATAATGGTGTCCTAAACATTTCTGTTTTGACATCTCTTGCAGCTCCCTTATCGTCTGCGGATGTTGGCATTTTAGTGTACGTGCATGGGGCTGAGAATTTTGAGGTTAATAACCCCACGACGTTGGGTGTTAGCTCACTTTTCACTTTGCAATCGAAAGACACTGTTGAAGTCGATTTTGAAACCCCCAATGCACCAACTGCTGCTCCTACAATGAAGCATTATGGCGCACCTATTGTGTCTTTGAGAGAACTGGCCCGCAGATCTCGGTTGATGGACAGAGTCCCTTGTCCACCTTCCACGTCCACAGCTGGTTTCCGCTTTGTTAAGTCTGTGCAGCATTTGCCTGTCTGCAGCGGTTATGACCCTAATGGTTTATCGTCTGCGAATGGCATTTATCAAGGTGGTACGTACGCTTATAATTTCACTGGGAACAATTTTATTCCCATGTTAATTTCAGCGTATGTTGGTGTGTTTGGATCCTTAAATTACACCTTTGTTTTAGACACTGGTGGATCCAACCATGGTCAGGACATTGGAGTGTTCCGGCTTAATACAACAAAGAACCTGCCATTGGCAGCGGGTTCTATACAAGGTTCACTCACGAGTGCATCCACTATTAGTGCTGCGAGGCGAGAGTTGACACGGTTTAGTGAATTTGATAATGGTGGAGTTGTGATGTCCACATCTGTCAATAACACACTTCAAGTGAACATGCCTTACCTAAATAATTACTCTTTTTTCAGCACAGATCCTGCTCGCGTTTTGCAAAATACGCAAATTGCAAGGTTTGATGATGGTTCTGGGAGAATTTCGTTGAATTATTCAGCGTGGTTGAAGCAGTTTACCTCTGAAGACGTTTCAAAAAGAGTCACTCTCGCGACTTACGTCGGTGTGGGACCGGATTTTCAGGTCCTACAATGGGTGTTTCCTGCTACGGCATTTGTTTACACAACTGTTACGGCGGCTTAGAGACATCCCTTTTAAAAATTCTGTTGTGATCGGAATTTTTTCGCGTCCATATGGACGTGTTTTTGTAATCATAAATCCCTCATAGGGTTTCCATGTGAAAATTTTTTCTTGTTGGTTCACCCTATGGGTGAGCTACTTGTTTTTAGTAGCATTGGAAGTCACAACCTTTTATGTTGGTTTTTTATGAAGAA